CAAGTCAAACAGGTTTTGGTCGAACAGGAACTGTTGATTGGCAAACAACTCCAAAGACGGCGACATTTACAGCAGTAAATGGTGAAGGTTATTTTGCTAATACTACGGCGGGAGCATTTAATATGAATTTACCAGCAGGTGTTGCTGGAAATATAGTTTCAGTGGCAGATTATGCAGGAACCTGGCATACTTATGCTTTAACATTAGTCCCAAATGGAACAGATAAAATTGGTTCCGTCAATGTTTCTACAGACTTAAACATAGAAGGCCAATCAGTAACTTTTGTTTATGTAGACGGAGTTCAAGGTTGGGTGAATACAATGGATTCAACTTCTAACGTGAGAGGAAGTGCATATGTAGCAGCCACAGGTGGTTCAATAACTACAACAGGAAATTATAAAATTCATACATTTACAGGACCAGATAGTTTTGTAGTAACAAGTGCGGGAGCGCCCGCAGGCTCAGACACAGTTGATTATTTAGTAGTAGGTGGTGGTGGTGGAGGCTCTAGAGCTCCGGCCAGTAATGGAGGTGGAGGTGGTGCAGGAGGTTATAGAGAATCTTCTGGTGCAGCTTCTGGTTGTTATGCAGTTTCTCCATTAGGAGTCGGTGTTTCAGCTTTACCAGTTTCAGTACAAAGTTATCCTATTGCAGTAGGTGGTGGAGGTGCTGCAGAAGCCTCTGGTGTAGATTCAACTTTTTCTTCAATAACTTCAACAGCTGGTGGAAGAGGTGGTTGGGCAGATAATGCAAATGGTGCAGACGGTGGATCAGGTGGAGGGGGTGGATCTTCTTCACAACCAGTAACACCTGGAACAGGAGATGGTGGAGCAGGTAATACACCTCCAGTAACTCCCGCTCAAGGAACACCTGGTGGTAATGGTGGTAACGCTTATGGTGGAAGCGCCGGAGGTGGTGGTGCCTCTTCTGGTGGAGGTAATGGAAATCCTTCCCCTCCTCAAGGAGGAAATAATAATGGTGGAGCTGGTGGAATTGGTGTGACTTCTTCTATTAATACAACCCCAACAACCCGAGCCGGAGGCGGCGGAGGTGGTGGTCGAGATGCTTATGGAACACCTTCTACGGGAGGCGCTGGCGGTCCTGGTGGTGGTGGTACAGGCGGAAATAGCGGGGTGGATAATGCTACCGCAGGAACAGTTAACACTGGCGGAGGTGGTGGTGGATCTGGTGAAAATCAATCTGGAAAAGGTGGTGGTTCAGGTATAGTAATTATAAGGTACAAGTTTCAATAGGAAAAAATTATGAGTGAAGTAAAAGTAAATAAAATAACACCAAGAGCAGCTTGTGGGACAACACAGCTAGGAGATAGTGGAGATACATTCACAATTCCGGTTGGTGCAACGATTTCAAATTTAGGAACCGCAACAGGTTTCGGCGCAACAGGTGCTGCGTCTTGGAATACAACAGTTAAAACAGGAGACTTCACAGCAGTAAATGGCGAAGGTTATTTTGTAAATACAACAAGTGGAGAAATTGATGTTGCTTTACCAGCAGGAACAGCAGGAGCTGTTGTTGCAGTTAAAGATTATGCAGGAACTTTTGATACAACTAATTGTATACTAGTTCCAAATGGTTCAGATAAAATTGGTGGTGTAGCTGCGAGTGCAACTATAGCTACAGAAGGTCTGGCAGTAACATTAGTTTATATAGATGCCGTTCAAGGTTGGTTAGTAACAGATTCAGGTTTACAAGATGAAGCACCTGGACCCAAATACGTTGCAGCTACAGGTGGTTGTATAACTACGTGTGGTAATTATAAAATTCATACATTTTTATCGCCAGCAACTTTTACAGTTTGTTCAGTAGGTAATTCAATAGGATCAAATTCGGTAGACTATTTAGTTATCGCAGGTGGTGGCGGCGGTGGTACTTCAGGAAACGCAAGTTCTAGTCACGGAGGATCTGGTGGAGGAGCTGGAGGTTATAGATTTTCAAATGGAACAGCAAGTGGTTGTTTTACAACTGCTCCTGGTCCGTTAGCCCCATTAGGTGCAAGTGCTTTACCAGTTGCAGCAACAGCTTATCCAATTACAGTTGGAGGGGGAGGACCAGGATCACCCTCGCCTTCTAGTAGTCCTGGAACTCAAGGTAACACTGCTACTTTTTCAACGATTAGTTCTGCTGGAGGTGGTGGAGGTGGATCAAGAACACCAACTGGTGGATCAAATGGTGGTTCAGGTGGATCTGGCGGCGGTGCAAATACACTTTCAACAGCGGGTAGTGGTAATACACCTCCTGTAAGCCCTCCTCAAGGAAATAGCGGAGGAACTGGAGGAAACACTGGTTCACCAGGTGGCGGTGGAATTGGATCAGTTGGTGTAAATACACCCGATTGCAATGCCGGAGGAAATGGTGGAAACGGTATTGCTTCTTCTATAACTGGAACCCCTGTCGCTAGAGGTGGTGGTGGAGGTGGTAGTGGAATACCTACTGTAGGAACTGGACAAGCTGGCGGAGGTAATGGAGCTCCTGATGGGCCAGGTGCTAACGGATGTGCAGGAACAGCTAATACTGGCGGTGGAGGTGGAGGCGGTGCAAGACATCCAAATTCATCAAGCGGTGGTCAAGGTGGTTCAGGTATAGTAATAATAAGATACAAATATCAATAATATTTATGTATTTACTAGACTTTAAAATTAATATATAAGGAGAAACATATGGCACACTTTGCAAAAATAGGAATGAATGGAAAAGTTATCGCAGTATTAACTTGTGGTAACGGAGATATGCTTAACGCTGATGGCGTTGAAGATGAATCAGTAGGTCAACAGCATTTAGAGAGACACAATAATTGGCCGGCACTAATGTGGATTCAAACTTCATATAATACCTGTGAAAATAAACATAGCTCGGGTGATAACTCTAAAGCATTTAGAGGAAATTACGCAGGGATAGGTTATACTTGGGACGAAGATGACAATATTTTTTGGCCTAAAAAACCCTATGCATCTTGGGTAAAAAATATGTCTGACGCTAGATGGCAATCACCAATCGGTGATGCTCCAGCATTGACAGCTGAACAACAATCACAAATTACAGCTGGTACTCACCACTGGTATTACGAGTGGAATGAATCAGGACAATCTTGGGACTTGATAGATAGATTAGCATAATTGATCTAGATCAAATCTTTTAAATCATATTGACATTATAATATCATCCTTTATAAAAGGAGGCGGTATGCAAAAGAAAGTATTAAGCGAAATAGATTTACATTATGGCACTATAGATATGCCTAAAGGTTTTGAAATAGACCGAGACAAACTTCAAGAAGATATTTTATCATCACAAATTAAAAATTCTAAATTTCCATTCTCCAGAGAATGGGATAAATTAAATACATATATACGAGAGCATATAAATATAGAGCACAATTTTAGTTTAATTAATAAAGAAACCTGGGGAAATATATATAAACCAAAAGAAATTTCTGTTCCTCTATTAACCACAGACCCTGTGGATTTGAGAAATTCTCCCGATTATACTTTCCTTTATGGCGTAAATGTTAAAGACTGTAGGGTTCGAATACACTATGATCAAAACAGAAGAGCGGGAAGAAGTTGGGACATTAAATTAGCAAACAATAAGTTTATTATGTTTCCATCTACTCAAATGTATTACATAACGAACAATCAAAAGGATTCTTTAAACTTTGTTCAAACAATAACATATGAATATATCTAATGAAAATTCTTACACCTAGAAAAAATTGGAATATAGATCCTACAAAAATTACTGTTATAGATAATTTTTTTAATAAAGAATTTTTAAAAAAATTAAAATATCGCTTATTATATGCCACTAAATGTGATTATAAGTATGATAGTTATTATGCAATTGATTATTGGAAAGATGATTATTTAGCTTCTACCCTTGCTAAAGAAATAAAAAGTAAATTTAAAATGCCTAAATTTATAAGAGCGTGGGGTTTTGTTTATCAAAATGTTGGAAAAGGAGTTCACCTTCACTGTGATCCTTCGTTGGTTAATTTAAACATTTGGTTAACTGAAGATAAATCTATAAAAAATAAATCTAAAAACGGTTTAATTATTTATAAACTTAAACCTCCTACACATTGGACTCGTCACGAATGGAACGAAACTCCTGATAAATCGATTCAACTAATTAAAGAGAAAAAAATTAAACCTGTTAAAATTCCTTACAAATATAACAGAGCTGTTTTTTTTGATGGTGCTTATTTTCATACTTCCAATGAAGTATCTATGAAAAAAGGTATTGAAAACAGACGAATAAGTTTCACAATGTTGTTTGGAGAACAATTAGAAAAAGATGAATCTATCTAATTATTATTGGTATTTTAGTGGTGTTCTTACACCTAAGTTTTGTGACGATGTTATTAAATATGCATTATCAAAAGAGGAAGTAATGGCTAGAACGGGTGGCTATGAGAATAAAAAATTAAATAAAGAAGATGTTAAAAATTTACATAAGAAAAGAAGATCTGATTTAGTATGGTTGAGTGAACCTTGGATTTATAAAGAACTACACCCTTATGTTCATAGAGCCAATAGAGATGCTGGGTGGAATTTTCAATGGGACAGGTCTGAGTCTTGTCAGTTTACTAAGTATAAATTAAATCAATATTATGATTGGCATACAGACCCGTGGCATAAACCTTATGATAGAAAAGATAAGAATGCCCCTGATCACGGTAAAGTTAGAAAACTATCTATGACTTG